AAATCTTTTTCTGATACTATTACCTCTGTAACAATATTATTACTATCTATTTTTGCAAAATGAGCCATTATACTGCCCACCTTATTACTACAATACCTGAACCACCAGCTGCACCATGAGTGTGTGTGTTGCCAAAACCAGCAGCACCGCCACTAGCATAAGTACCGCCTCCGCCACCGCCTCCTGTGTTTGCTGTTCCTGCTGTAGCATTTCCAGTTGATGTAGGCATTGTTCCTGCTGTACCTGCACCACCGCCACCTTGTCCACCATTACCTGATGTTGCGCCTGTATCTGCACCGAAGCCACCGCCTCCGCCACCTGCGTAGTATTGATTTGAACCTGTTTGATAATCGTTTTGAAATCCTATTCCACCGTCACCACCATTTCCTGAAGCGTCAGCGTCTTGCCCAACAGCACCTGCACCTCCGCCACCGCCGGCAGATTCATTATCTGTACCATCACCATCGCCACCATTGTTACCTTTAGAAGTCCAACCTGAAAATGAAGCTTGAGTTGATTGACCTGGACCATCATTGCCATGAGTGGTTCCTCCTCCAGAACCTCCATCTTTACCTTCACTTATTGAGGTTGTTCCAGTTACACCACTTCCTCCTGCGCCACCGCCTTTTGCTGTAACACCAAAACCAGTAGTATCACCACCATTTGTAGGTGGGTCTGAATTATGGTCAGTTGAACCGTCACCACCTGCACCGATAACTATTGAATAATCTTGAGCAGTAACATCTAAACCTGTACGATATACCATACCGCCGGCACCTCCGCCGCCACCTCGGCCAGAACCACCACCTCCTCCTCCACCAACAAGCAATACATCAACTGTGCCTGCAATGTTTGGAGTGAATGTTCCTGATGATGTGAAAGTTGCAACTTTATATCCTGTATAAGATGTTTGAGTTCCGCCAGTAGGTTCAAAAATAATATTACTTAATTGGTCAAATTCTGAACCATTATAAACTTTTAATACATTATTTGTGGTATCATACCAAACATCTCCTGTAACTGGACTTGATGGTGCTGAGGCACTTTTAAAATATGGTGCTCCGTCTGTATGAATTCTTTTTGCTAGTTTACTTGCTGATGTTTCTGCCATATTATTATCCTAGATACCTTAATACTATTTCTGCTGAAGCAGCAGGAGCCGCTACAAATGTTAATGTTGTTCCCGAAATTGTATAGTCGTCTGTTGGTGTTAAAACAATACCATTTACAACAACTAATATATCATCTACCGTAACACCACCTAAACAAGTGAATGCTGTTGTTGAGCCATCACCTGTATTTGTTTTGTCAGTAACATTATTTAGTTTTCTTCTTTTACCACCTATACACTCTACTATATGTCCCATGTAACCATGTGCTGAACATTGATAGAATAAAGGAGTTGGAGTATCGCCGTCTATTTCTAATTCTGTATAAGCACCTGCACTACCTGGTGTACCACTTGTAGTAACACCTGTAGAAATTAATCTTGCTTTATCCCATGAACTATAAAATAGTAATGGGTGTCCAGAGTTAGAACTATCTGCTTGGTCAAATTTATATTTTCCTGGTGCTAATGTTAATGCTGGTGATTCAACACCGTCTAAAACATAACCACTTGATGAACCTGTTCCATGATGATAATGTTCAGTTGTTTTTGTAGCAACTGTAACTGTAATTGTTTTAACTATTGAATCATCTGGTGACCTGTAACCAACATAGCCAGCTTTTCTTAAATTATTTCCTTGTGCGTCTAAATCTCCACCTAATTGTGGAGTAGTATCTCCAACAACACTAGATAAACCAGAACCTTGATTTCCGGGGTCAAATCTACCTGCTGATGAATTCCAAACTAAAACTTGTCCGTTTGATATACTTGCAATACTACCTACATTTGATAAGTCTGCTACGGAACTGTTTTCTGATATAATTTTTACCCAACCACCTGCGTCTGCAACATATGGATTATTACCGCCAATATCATAAGCAAACATACCTTCATAAGTTGAAGCAGTTGGAAAAGAACCTGTATTTGCAAAGTTAAATCTTAATTTGTTTCCTGAACTTGTTAAATCAATTGTACCTGTAGCGCCATCTAAACTTAAATTTGTAATTGTTGTTTGTGTGCCACCTAAACTAATTGTGTCATCACCAATAGTTAATGAGGAGTTTGCTAAATTAGCATTTGTAATTCCAGCAGAACCAGATAAGTTAGCATTTGCTAAATTTGTAATTGTGTTGTCTGGTCCGTTTATAGTTTTATTTGTTAAAGTATCTGTAGTATCTTTTAATACAATAGTACCAGTCGCATTTGGAATAGTAACTGTTCTATCTGCTGTAGGGTCTGCTACAGTTAATACTGTTTCAAAATCATCTGAGGTTGTTCCTTCAAATGTAAATGAATTTGTAACTTCAATTGTTGTTGAGTCAACTACTGTTTGTGTACCTTGAACTGTAAAGTTTCCTGTTACAGTCAAACTTCCTGGCATAGTAACTGAATTAGGTAAACTTAATGTTAATGTATCACCTGATTGACCAGTAGTAATTTGATTTGCCGTACCACTTACGGTCAATGTATCTCCTAAATCAATTGCTGTGCTACCTGAATCTCCTGCAAGTGTAATCGTAGAATTTGATAAAGAACCATTGGCAATATTTGTAAGTGTGTTATCAGGTCCGTTAATAGTTTTATTTGTAAGAGTAGATGTTTGAGAGGCAGAAAGAACTGTACCGTCAACTGCAAGTGTTAAATCATTGCTCGAAACTGTTGAAGTGATACCTGAACCACCTAATATTCTAACGGTTTCACCGTTAGCTGATAAGGTCATTACTGTAGAACTATCGTCAGCTATTTTAATAGTACCATCTATATTAGTACCATCACCAATAGCAGTATAAATTTCGTTAAAATTGAGGTTTACTTTATTAGCACCGTCACGGAGATTATCACCTGTTCCGTCGTTTGCTGTTGACCCTCTACCTATTAGTTGTTTTGCCATGTTTGCCTATATCTCTTTGTACTATTTATAAAGTTTTTATGGTGTTGTATCATCAAATGTTGTGTTTGTATTATCAAATCTAGTCAATGTATTACTAAACAAGTCTTGGTTAAATCCTGTTTGTGTAGGATACGCATATTTCATACTTAAAGTTTTACCAATTGTATTGGATGTTAACAAAAATATAGGTACTGGTTGACCGTCAAGAGCAGTTTTAGTACCTGTAACTCTTAATGCATTTAAATTTTGAAATGTATTTGCATATGAACCAGGAGAACTTGTTCCAAATGCTGTATTAGCATATTTATTTAGTGAACTATATCTAGGACCACCGTAAGCATAACCACTTCTTACATCATGTCTTACGCCTGAATTATCTACTATGATATTTCTAGGTCTACTTAAATAATCAATTGTTAAGTCTTCTCTGCTTGCCGTCAAATCTCTCGTATTTGATGTGAATGGTTCCTCAAAATCATTACTTACATCTGATTTGACACCTAAATGAGCATTTGCTCTTAAAGATGTTCCGTCTGTTGCTGTTCCTAATCTTCTACCAAATACAGTAGCAAATAAAGTATTTGCAATTGTTAAGAATGGTGTTTCGTCTGTGTCTGAAGTTACACCTCTTACAGGACCTCCAGCAGTTACAGTAATTCTTGATTCAATATCTACTTGACCTGTAAAATAAAAACCAGCAGTATGCATTGTTTTTTTAAATGCGTCACGCCATCTTGCGATTGATTGACCTACTTTAATTACATATGAATAATCTTGATAATATAAACTATCTTGTATTCTCATTGTAGTTTCAGAAAGTTTTCCTCTTTCACTAATAAAAGCACCGTCTGTGTCTGCAACTGAAACAACATTTACTGAAGCACTTGCAACATCTAATTTTTTAAGTGTACATGTTCCAGTTGTTGCTGATGTTAATGTATCATCAATTGCAAAAGTACCTGTTACATCTTTTATTTTTAATAGACCTCTATCTGTGTCAAGACTGACTATCGTACCTGAACCACCAGATGAACTTGTTATACTGTTTGTTGCAAGAAATGTTCCTGATATACTTGTTACAACAGCATTATTAAAAAATCCTAAAGTAGGTGGTGTAGGCGAAGCTTCATAACTTCTACCTAATTCTACAGTTTTTACTTTTACAATTTTACCAATGTCATCACCATATGCTTTTACAATTGCACCACTTCCTGTTGATGAGGTAACTGATACCGTAGGTAGTGTTGTATAACCACTACCATTGTTTGTTAAAAATAATTCGTCTATTGTTTGTAAGTCTGTAAATTTTTCTTGTATTAATCTTATACCTTGATAAGGGTCACCTCTAGTAGTTTCATCTTCAAGTACAATTCTATCTTCCGTGCCTGTAGCACTTACTGTACTAGAATTTTGGTCTGCAAAACCTCCGTTAACAACTTTTACAAAACCAGCTGCATTACCACCACCTGTATCTGTATTAGTAAATGTTAATGCGTCACCTATTTCATAACCTGTTCCTTTTGAATCTATTAAAATTTCTGTAACAGAACCTGGACCAATTTCTTCTACTTGAAATAATGCACCCTCACCACCAGCAGTTAATGAAATTGTATCTGTAGTAGAGTTTAGAGAACCATCATTTGTAATATTTTTATCACCAGGAATACCTGTTATATTTGCTTTAATAAAGTAATCATCTGTATCTGTTGATGTTCCTGTTATTTCTTCACCGACTGTAAATGTTCCTAAAATAGAATCTGCATTTAAAATTAATTGTGTAACTGTACTATCACCTATTTGAAACTGTGATGTATTTTCTACAATAGCTGTTGCACTTGATGTGCCACCAGTTATTGTTCTACCAACTAATTGATTTGGGTCACCTACAGAGGAGATAACTCTTAATACCTTTAATGAATCAAATTGACCATCTGAGGCCTTAAGCATTTGTTCTCTAGGATAAATTGTTTCTGAATTTTCACCAAATAATATTCTAAAAAACATTTCGTGACCACGAACAGAACCTTTAGCTCTGTACATTGATTTGATATTTTTAATTAATTTTCTTTTATCAACACCAGCAGCTGTTTGTTCAGGAAGAGTTGCTAAAAACTCATCTCTCATATTTGTTAAGAAATGGTTTATAACTTTATCGGGGTCCCTAAAATTAACTAGGTCAGAAATATTATTTACAGGATTAGGTTTGTAATTTGTTATATTTGCTTGAGCACCTGAACTTGCACCTACAATTACCTCACCATCAATAAATTTATCTTGTGCTGTAATAATTAATCTATTGTTATTAATATCTTCTACTAATACAACAGCAGTAGCTTTTGATGTTTGACCTGTAACTGTTTCACTTCTAGTAAATTTACCGTAAGTAGATTCTTCTAAAAGTATTTTATCGCCAGCGTCTAATAATGTTCTCGCTGTATCTTTACGACTAGAGTTTAAAACTAAATTGTTTGATTGACCTGTTTCTGATTGAAGTAAAATACCATCTGTGCCTTCGATAGTATCAATTGATAACTCAGCTGATTCTAAAAGTTGATAATATACTTTAAGAAACTCGGCAAACTTAGGGTGGTCAGCAACAACGAATTCTGGTAGTTGGCTGTTAAGTATCGTTGAAATTTTATCATTAAATTTTGCCATTGTTCATTAATAACTTGATGTTGTTGTGTATCCTACACCAGCGTCAGCAGAACCACCAACAAAAGTATCTGATACAACATTAATTGTTGAGTTTGCAATATCTATTTCTACAATTTGGTCTCTTACAGGTACCACATCATTTGAGTTAGGTGTTACAGTTAATTCAACTACAGTTGAAGTTGAACCTCTGATATTTGATATTGAAGCCACATTTAAAGAGTTAAGTGTTATTTGACCATTTGTGTAATCAATTGTTCCTTGTGTATTATTAACATATGTTCTAATACCCGAAGCAAGATAATAAAGTCTTACATTACCTGAACCATCATCATCTAAAAACATTTCGTTATCATTACCATCTATTTTAAAACCTGTAGAACTTAAAATACCACCACTTGCCATATTATGTCCTGAATGTGGATTAAATAATGCGTTTCTAAAATAGATATCATATTTGTTAGACGATAATAATGTAGGTGTAAAATTCTTTCTAATTTTTATAGTTGTAATATTAGACAATATACTTGTATCTACATCATCTAAAAGACCTGTCATTTTAGAATGTCGATATATTGCGTCAAACTTTTGAAGTGTATTAGTGTTGTAATTTGTAACTGCTGTGGTCAATTCTGATTTTAAAGTATCACTAGATTTAGTTGTTGATGATGAATCGTATTTTACAGTTGATGTTAATAATACTGAGGTAGTTTCGGGGTCCACAATTTGAGGTGCTACAGAAGCAACATTATAAGGTTTTAATTTATTTACAATGTCTTGTTTTGTAGTTTCTGTCAAAGTAGAACCTGAGGCAGCTTTAATACCAATTTTAACAACACCGTATCTAGGAGTTTCATCATCTTCTCCTCCCCATGCACTTACTGATAATGCATTTGGATAAATTGATTTAACTAAACTTTCGTAATCAGTTGTTGTAACTGCTCTATCTTGAGCTGCATATTGTAACGGTGCATTATGTCTAATAGATTCATTAGATTCACCTAATGCGCCACCTTGTGAATTAGAATTTGTAACAATTGTAACATCTGTAAATCCACCAATATTACCTGATAGTGTAAACGAACTAGCGCCGTTTGAATCATCAATATTAGTAACAATGTATTCTAATATAACTATATTGCCGTCATTAACTTTTTTACCATTTATACCGTCACCAAAATAAATTTCAAATTTGCCATCTTGACTTTCTTGTATAAAGTAAACTTTTGAGTTTGCATTAACATTATTATAACCACCAGCTAATGCATATGTATTTGTTGTAGTGTCTGTTGAACTATTTTGAACTTTTACTAATAGTGTTGAAGTATCAATATTAGCATTTGGTAAAATAAATTTTTGGTCGACATCTGTACTATCTACTGTATATTTAAATGTTACTAATGAGCCTTCGTAAATAGAAACATCTGAAAACTTGTAAACACCATTCAAAGGTGTAATTGTAATATCTGAGTTTGTTACATATTGGTAAGATACTTCATTTACAGTTGTGGTAAATACAGTACCTTTATTCATTGTAACACTTGTACCTGAGGCATTATTTAATGTAATGTCGATTGACGCCAAAGGTGCTCTAGGTGATGATGGTGTATAACCTATCATCTTTGCTAATGATACAATATTATTTCTTATGTCAGCACTATCAAGATATAACTCGTTAGTTGCCATATTGGCTAGATAAGCCATGTAATGAGTATTGTATGATAGAATGTCTAATAGAATTGAAAGTGAACTACCTTCAAAATCATAATCTTGAAATTGTGGTTGACCTTGTAAAAAACTTTTTAAATTGTTTTTTATTAAATCAAAGTCGAAATCTGCTACTACTAATTTGTTTGACATCTATTACCTAATTCTTTGTAAGAAAGTGGATACAACTTGAGGTCCTTCAACACCAATTATTCTAAAATGAATATCCACAACTAATCTGTTTCTATCTTGGTCATCATCAACATTTACTGCTGTCAATGCTATTCTTGGTTCATAAGCTACTAAAACTTCTTCAATTTTTCTTTTCATGTAAATCATAGTTAATGGTGTAAAGTTTTCAAAAAGTAAACCACGAACACCACAACCTAATTCAGGATGAAAAGGTCTCTCATAAAAATTAGTTTGAACTAAGTTTCTAACTGACCTTTTTATAGCAATCACATCTTCTACCACATTTACATCATTTGTAACTGTGTTTCTATTAAAGTCTAAATCAATATCCCTAAATCGTCTGGAATTTCTTGTACTTTTACTTTGAGTTTGAGAGTCGTATATTGCCATAACGGTAATATTTATACACTAACCGCTAAAGACATTTGGAGAACCTGCATTTAATTTAACACCACAATCATAACTATCTCCAATTCTTGATATACCTAAACTATTGACAAATACAGTTGTACTAGCCGCCGACAAGTTTGTCGAATGAGGTACACACAATACAAAACCATGTGGTGTGTTAGGGTCTGTTAATCTGTGAACTGATATTGAGTTTGCAAAAACATTACCTGAACCTGAAGCCGCTTCTCCAGGACTACATGGTGGGTGATTTGTATGACTATCTCCTACTCTACTAACGGCTGGCATTCTTAGCTTTTAAAGCCTCTCTTCTCTGTTCTTGTAAAATAGATTGTCTTAACTTTCTGCCTATTGGTATCATTATAGAATGACACATCTCTTTGCCTTTTTTACTAATATACTCAACACTTATCATTTTATCTTTAAAATCGCCTTGTACAGACCTAACTGCTTTCTTTAAACTAATATCTTCTTTTTCTTTTTCAACGCCATCTGCA